CCGTACCCCCGTCGCGTTTCGCGCGCTCTCCGCGAAAATTGACGAACAACGCCAACAATAAAAACGCGAGGATTGACATGGCAACATTGCGAGACGAGGTCGTGGCATGGATGGCGGACACCGGCCGCGGATACAAGGCCGCGTCGCGACACTTCGACGTCCCGATCGACGACGTCCGCGCGTGGGGACGTGAGGCACGCAACCCGGCGGCGAAGTCTCGCGCGTCCGCGCGCGCGCGTAGCGAAGACGAGCAACCCAAGCAACCAGAAAAGAGCCCGACTCGCCGAGACCTGCTGATGGCGCAGTTCATCGAGGCGAAGGCGTCGTTGGATCGCGCCGTCGAAGACCGATCGCACCAGGCGGTCGCGTCGCTTCGTCGCCAGGTGCTCAAGATCCACGAAGAGCTCGAGGCCGTCGAGAAGGCGGAAGCGGAAGCAGCGGCCGACGACCTGACACCCGCCGAGCTCGAGGCCGAGCTGGTCGCGACCCTGACCGCGCTCCCGCGCGACATGGTCCGCCGGATCTTCGACGCGGTGCTCCCGACAAAGCTGCACGTGGTCTCATGACGCCGAACATTCGCCGACGCGCCTTGAAACAGGCCCAAGCACTAGCCCGGGACCGGGAGCTCCATCCGCTCGATTACATGCGATGGACGCCGCCGCAGATGGCATTCCTTCGGGAGCGTGCCCAGTTCGCGATCCTGACACTAGGGCAACAGCTGGGGGGCGTGCGCGCCCCTGGGTGAAGTGAACCCCAGGGGCGCGCACGCAAGGCAAGACCACGGTAGGACTGGCGGACACGGTGTGGCGCTGTCGCGGCGAGCACCCCTACCAAGACCTCCCCCCCCGTCCAAAGGGCCGCTCTTTTCAGGCGTGGGTCGTCTGCTACAGCCACCAGCAAAGCCTACAGATCCAAGCGAAGCTCTGGGCCTTGCTTCCCAAGGACCAGCTCCATCCGGGGACCGAATACAAGGGCCTCGCTCAAGGCTTTCGCGGCAAGTACCCCTCCGTCACCATCCGCGACGTTCACGGGGAGTGGGCGACGATCCTGTTCAAGACGACCAAACAGGGACCGGAAGCTCTAGCATCCGGCACCGTCGACCACGTCCAGGTCGACGAACCGACGGCGGCGAATTGCTGGCAAGAGCTCAAGGGACGCGTGCGGCGGACGGCCGGCACCATCCGCGGCACGCTCACGCCGATCAACGCTCCGACCGACTACCTCCGCGAAGAGGTCGAGGCCGGCACCGTCGCGCGGCATCGGTACGACCTGACCCAAGCCAACGCGACCCCGGAAGGGTCGACCCATCCGCTGACCCTCGAGGACGGCACGCCCATCACCGACGAGTGGATCAGCCTCGAGCGGAAGCGGACCCCGGAAGCGGTCCGCGGCGTCGTCCTCGATGGACACTGGGAGACGCGCGGGGTCGCGCGCTACTTCGCTCCGTTCGTCGCCGATCCACGGGTCAACGGCTCCCACGTCACGACGGAGCTCCCCGCCGGGGACGTCGAGCTGCGACTAGGCATCGACCACGGCGACCGACCCGGCAAACAGATCGCCGTCCTGGTCGCGGTTGCTCGCGAGACGCACAAGCGCGACGACCTCTACGCGGACCATCGGGCGCGGGTCTGGATCGTCGACGAGTACACCGATCCGACCGGCTACGCGTCCCCGCGGGACGACGCCCGCGGGATCTTGGACATGCTACGCCGACACGGGATGGAATGGCATCACCTGACACACGCGCTCGGCGACCGCGTCCACCTTCCAGGCGCGGCCCGCCAGAAGAGCAACCGCGACCTCATGGTGCAGCTCGCGCGGCTTATGGGCGTTCCTGTGGAAAGCCTGCGACCCCAGATCCGCACGGTTCGCAAGTCACGAGCCAACCGCCGAGACTACGTCGGCACGGGCGCACGCTGGATCTATCAAGCGATGGCGGCCCCGGGCGGCTTCCGGGTGAACCCGCGGTGCGAGCGAATCATATGGGCGCTGAATGAGTGGACCGGACCCGGCCCCGACTGCCCCGAGAAAGACCCGGTTGACGCGCTCCGCTACGCCCTAGAAGACCTCATCTTCGGCGGCGTCAAGCCCCAAGCGGCGGCCGAGTCCGTGCAGGTCGTCACGAGGTAGGGGCGGGGACGGCCGCGGACGTGATACGCTCCCACCGTGCATAGCCCCTTGCCGCCACTAGTCGGTCCGCACGGCGAAGACGCCGCGCGCATCGAGTACACCCGACGAAGCCGCCGCATTCTGTACGGCGAGCACTATCAGGACGTGTTGGATCGCATGGCGCTCCAGCTCCACGACGTGCGGCGAGAGGCTTGGGGCTATCCCGACATGGCGAGCAACCCCTTCAAGGCGGTGTGGAGCGCGCTGTCGACGCTGTACGACCGCACGCCGACGGTCACCCTACGCACCGAGACGGCCGACGAGTCGGCGGGCTACATCGCCGACCTGGCGGACGCGGAAGGCTATTGGCAACTCATGGCCCGCGGTCAGCGCGACTGTCTCGCGCTGCGTGAGCTCCTCATGCGGGTCACCGTCACCATCGACGACGAAGGGGAGCCGCACCCGGTGTATGAGCCGGTGTACCCGGACATGGTCGTAGCGCTGGACGACCCCGCGAACCCGGGCGTCCCCGTGGAGCTCTACCACGCCAGGGAGCGGGAAGTCGAAGGCGAGGACGGCCGACCCAAGTGCGAATGGCTTTGGGACCACTTGTCGATCCGCGACCCCGCGGCGCCGGTCTATCGCGTGTTGCGGACGGGGAAGAGCGAAGAGCCCGCGGACGTGTCCGCGCTGTTTGGCGTCGGCGGATGGCCCGACGAATGGCGGGACGCGGACGGGCGGCCGGTGCTGCCCTATGTGCTCTTCCACGCGGCCCAAACGCCCTACATTTGGGACCCCTACCAGACGCGGGAGCTGATCGAGGGCACCCTAAACGTGGCGGTCTTGCGGTCGTTCGTCGCGCACGTCGCGCGCAACAGTGCTTGGCGGCAACGGTACTCTATCGACGTCGTGCCGGCCGGCGCCGGGTTCGCCGACGAAGACCACGACGGCCGCGGCCGTATGTCCATCGTCGCCGACCCGGCCACGATTATCCGCTTCATCGCGACTGACCGCGACGGCGCCAACCCGCAGGTCGGTACCTTCGATGTCCCGGTCGTGCCGGAAGAGCTTTGGCAATACATCGAAGGCTATGAGCGGAAGCTGATCAGCGAAGCCGGCATCAACCCGGCCGATACCATGGCCATGAAGGGCGACCCGCGATCGGGCTACGCGCTGGCCGTCTCCCGTGACTCCCAGCGGGAAGCCCAGCGCCGATACGAGCCCCAGTTTCGCCGCGGGGATGAGTCGGTGCTCGGCATCACCGCGATGCAGATCAACCGGCTTCTCGGCACGTCCTACCCAGAGACCGGCTACCGCGTGACCTACCACGGGATTCCGAAGTCGGCGGCCGAGCGGGCCGCGCTGCGTGAGCACTTGATCGCGTTGCTCGAGGTCGGCCTACTGGATCCCGTGTCCGCATATCAGCAGCTCCACCCCGGGCTGACGGACGCGCAAGCGATGGAGCAGCTCAAGCGGATCCAGGTGACCCGGCGGGAGCTCGAGGCGGCCGACGCCGCAGACACGATCGAAGAGGTGAGTAATGAGCGTGACGTGTGATTGCGGGAAGGAACACCCCGACTGGGTACCGAAAGACCGACTCTCGAAGGTAGCCGCCCAACGAAAGGACGCGGAAGCGGCGGCGGCCGACCTACAGGCGAAAGTCGCTGACCTCTCGGCACAGCTCGAGGCATCCGCTGCGCTGTCGGACCAGGTCGCCAAGCTGACCGCTGACCGCGACCGGCTGACCGCGCGGGCCGCCATCATGCAAGCTGGCATCACGGACCCGGAAGGGATCGAGGTCGTCGAGGCGCTATGGGCTGCAAGACCGGAAGACGCCCGGCCGCCCGACGGGTTGACCGGGTGGCTCACCTCTCCCGACGAGCTCCCGCGGGCGGTTCGGGCCTACCTACCCAGCGACGCGCCGACGGCACCGGCCGCCGACCCGGCACCGGCCGACGCGCCGACGGAGCCCGCCGCGGCACCGGCCGCGACCGCGGCGCCGACCAACGGCCACCGGCCCGCCGGCATCCAGGGCGTGCGCTCGAGCCAGCCGGCATCGTCGGGACGCATGACCGACGAACAGATCCGGTCTCTGTCGCCGGCCGAATACCGGGCATGGAGAGACGGCGGCGGCGTCACGGCCCATAAGGGCGTCCGGTAGCCGGCCGGCGCTCGGTGCAGTAAGATAGCCGCATGGCCCCGGGTCGCTCCCGAAACAGCGTACAGGCCGAGAACGTGAACCCCTGTACGCATAGGAGCGCCAACCATGGCCACGAACCTCTATAGTGACGGCTTCTTCATCGAGCCGTCGATCCTGATGCAAGAGTACGGCCTGCTCGTCGGCGACCGCGCTCACCTCCCCAACCATCCCGCGCTCGCGGGCGGCTACATGGGGCTCGGCAGCGAGTCGGCGACCGTGAACAAGACCCTCGCCGACATCGGATCCGGCGTTGCCGGGACCATCGCCGAGAACGGCGCCGTGACGCCCGACGCTTTCAGCGCCCAGATCGTCTCGACCACGGTGGTCCGAAAGGGCAAGGGCCGCGATCGCTCTGACTTCCTCAAGACCTACGACCGCACCGGGATGTTCCTTGAGCAAGCGCTCGCCTTCGACGCTGCGATGATCCGCGGCAACACCGTGGTCGGCATGGTCGCCGAGGCCGCCGCGACTGCGACGGCTGACGTGACCCCGGGATCCGGCGTCGCGCTGACTTGGGCGAAGTTCCAGGAAGCCAAGCAGACCCTTGTGCAGACGGGTCAGGCGTTCGCCGAGGGCGACCTCCTCGCCGTGCTGCATCCGGTCCAGTGGAGCAACCTCGAGGCCGAAATGATCACGACCGGCCTCGGCGACGCCATCACGCACTCGCCGGAAGCCTACAACATCCAATACGCACGCTCCATCGGCTACCAGGGCCGGTACTTCGGGATCGACGTCTTCACCTCTACCCGCGTCCCGACGGCCAACGCGGGCGCCGACTCCCGCGGCGCGCTGGTCGCTCCCGGCGGCGTCGTGTGGGCGGAAGGCATCCTCGAGAACGACCCCGACGGCTTCATGGATGTACTCGACGGCGGACGGCTCCGCATCGAGCGCGACCGCGACGCAAGCCGGGCGACCAAGGCGTACTACTACAACTTCCTCATCGGCGTCTCGCTCGGTGAGGACGCCCGTGTAGTGACCATCACGTCGGACCGCTAGGGTTCGACCGGCTGAAGAGGTGAGACCATGACGACCAAAGTA